GGCTACAAGTACAACACCTGTAAATGCTCCAGGCACGGGTAACACTAACCCTATTGAGCCATTACCTACTGGTGTAATAAAAGATTACAATAAGTTTGTTGATGGTTCTTATGCTTTAAATAGTGGTGGTAGTGCAGGCGGAGTTCAGAATCAACCGTACATATCTGCACGTCCAACTGCTACTAACACACAGCCAAAGGCTGTTGTTGTACTGCCAAAGTTTAGCGAAGGTGGAGACCAAGTTGGCTTTACTGTAACTGATATTGATTCAGAAGTACAAAAGATTATATCAACAATCCCACGTGCTAGTATTACTTATTATAAGAATCAGTTAAGAGATTTATACCCAACTGTTAATGGTTTTAAAAAGTCTATTACTGCTGGTCCAGTAACTGATAAAGACTTAGATTTCCAGCAAGCAATTAAAAATGCTTTGATGCAAGCATCTGTAGATAACTTTAATACAGGTGTTGAAATTGCTAAAGACATGGTTAAAGACAAAAAATCTTCAAAGAAGATGTATGACTTTAATTCATATGTTGGTAGCCGTACACCAATGGATTTGCCAACTAGCGAGAGTTCTCGCAGTAGTGGTTTAACTGTTAAAGAAGATGCATATGCTGAGTTTGACCGTACTGTTAAGCAGTATGTTGGAGACCCTGCTCTTGTTAACGAAGTTAAAAAACTACGTGAAGAATACTGGCAGCGTTTACATAAGGCTGAACTAGCGCGTCAAAGTACAGGCACTAGCACAACTGACATCTTTGGAAACCGTACTAGCACAACTACTGCATATACACAGATGTCTGACCAAGACCGCCTTGATTTGCGTCTTGGTTTAGTTGTTAATGGCGCTGTAGTAACAGACCCTAAAACAAAGTTAAAGACTGTTATTAGTACAGGTATTACACAAACAGCAGCAGATGATTTAGAAGAAGCGGGCGCACTTATTGGCGCGTCATACGGCAAACTGCGTGCAGTTGCAGCCGACTATGGTATTGAACTAACACATACTGACTTGCTTCAACGCTCACGTCAGGCTGTAAAGCCAGGCGGAGTAACCTCTGCTATTAGTCCTGATGCTATGGCAACTGGATTAGAGCAAGAGGCTAACAGCATTAAGCAGGCAGCCAAGATTAAGTTTAAGACTCTTGCACCATACATTGACCAGGGTTTAAAGGTTACTGATATTGCATCTAACTTCCAACGTATGAAGGAAAATGAATACGGATTAGTTGCTAATAGCGTAAACGTATATGACCAAGATGTGCAGAATGCAATTAGCGGAGACAAGATTTATTCTAACAACGACTTTATTCTTGGTGTCCGTTCTAAACCAGAATGGCGTAAGACGCCAAAGGCTAACGAAATGGCAGCATCTTTTATTAATACTTTACTTAAGAGTTGGGGCAAGGTAGGATAATGGCATCACCAAAACCAACACCAAAGCCTGTTGTGGCTAAGACTGCTGACCAAGCACGTGCACAAGCAACTGGTTCTCCTATTCCTACACCTAAACCTACACCTAAACCTTCTCCTATTCCTACACCTAAGCCTACACCTAAGCCTACACCTGCACCTGTACCTTCTAATGCTGCTAAGGTTCTTGCAGACGCAAAAGCACAAATTGCTAAAATAGAAGCACAGATTAAAAAATCAGAAGCATCAGCAATTGCTTCTGCTGCTGAAATTAAAGCAATGAATGAAGAAATTGCTAAGGATAAAGCAGACCAGTTTGCTGCTAATAAGGCTTTGGCTGCACAACTTGGGCGCACCTTTGACCCTGCCACTGGTAAAATTGGTGGACCAATTGTTGTTAAGAAAATAACCGATTCTGATGAACCACCTGCGGATGATGATTCTGTAGTTAGTGTTTATACTGACCCTGAAACTGGCGACATTTATCAGGTATGGAAAAGCGGTAAGCGTACTCTTCTTCAGGCTGGAACAAAAAAGAAAGACCAAGAAGCCGAAGATAACAAAGCACGTTACGATGCAGAACAAGCAGCGCTTGCTAAGGCAGCAGCAGACCGTGCGGAAAAGCGTGATGCATTTGCATTAGTACAAGATACTATGCGTTCATATGGATTTACAGATGCAGAACTTTCTGAACTATCTGGATACATTGAGTCATCAATCATTGACCCTAACATAGGACCAAACGCAGCCATACTTGGTATGCGTAATCTTGGTGTATATAAGCAACGCTTTGCTGGTAATGAAGCCCGCGTTAAAGCAGGACTTAATGCGCTATCAGAAGGTGAATACCTTCAACAAGAAAAAGATTATGGACAGTACTTTAAAGAGTATGGTGTTCAAGACCTTGCTACACGCACACAAATGGCTACCCTTATTGGCAATGACGTTTCAGCAATTGAGGCTAAGAACCGTATTGGGCTAGCGGTTGACCGCGTAAAGAATGCAGATGCAAACATTATGAAAGAGTTAAAGACTTACTATCCAACTCTTAATGACAAAGATTTAGTTTCATACTTCCTTAACCCAGTTCAGGCTTTGCCTGAATTAAAGCGCAAGGTAACTGCATCTGAAATTGGTGCTGCTGCAATTGGACAAGGCTTTAAGGGTGCTACTGATGCACTTGGTCTTGCTGACTATGGTGTTGACCGCGCTGAAGCGCTAGCAGGATACGCAGATATTAAGAGCGTATTGCCTACATCTGAAAAACTTAGCGACATCTACGGCGAAGCAGGTATTGATTACACTCAAGCAACTGGTGAGGCTGAGTTCCTCAAGCAGAACCAAGATGCAGCAGAAAAGCGTAAGCGTTTAAGGTCTATGGAACGAGCAAGTTTCATGGGCAATACAGGCATGACAGGTAACGCTGGTCTTGCACAATCTACTCAAGGTAGATTCTAACTAACATCCCGAACGGACCGACCAGCCCCGTACGGCGTAACAGACTGGGAGTAGAAGCCAACACAGTTTCCCCGAACTATGTTGTGGTCTGCGATTCAACTAATGAAGAATGGGAGAACGGTTGCTATGACCAACCAATACTGGGACGAAGAAGAAGACGAAATGGATACAACTCCACTGAATGATGGTGATGCAATGAAACAATTGCGTAAAGCCAAGCGTGCAGATGAGAAGCGTATTAAAGAACTCACTGACAAACTTGAAGCCTTTGATAAGGCTCAACGTGAGACCGTCATCAAGAAAGTCCTAGAAGATAAAGGCGTAAGTCCAAAGGCTGCACGTTTGATTGTTCGTGAACTAGAAGGCGATATTACAGAAGACTCAGTTTCTAACTGGGTTGACGATAACGCTGAAGTATTCGGACTACAGATTCAACAGCAACAGACGCCTGAAAGAACAATTGACCGTGCGGCATTACGCCAACAGGACATTGTTACTCAGCAGGCGTTTACGCCTGACCGTGCAGATGATGCATTGCTCCGTCTTAACAACGCTCAAAGCGCTGATGAGATTATCGCAATGATTCAATCTGGCGAATTTCAGTAAAACCCAACCGAACTAATACCCTCAGAAGGAGGTGCAAAAAATGGCTAATGCATATGTATCTACCGCTTCCAACTCGCTTGGAGGTACAGTAGGCGCAGCAGGTCTCGTCCAGAAGGCATATGACCGTCTGATTGAGTTCGCACTCCGTGCGCAACCACTCATTCGCTCAGTCGCGGATAAGACTCCAGCCCGTCAAAGCATCCCTGGTTCATCAGTTGTCTTGCAGCGTTATGTTGACTTGACACAGACTACTGCTTCACTAACAGAAACAGTTGACCCAGATGCTGTAGCAATGGCTACACCAACATACACCACAATCACACTCGTTGAGCGTGGTAACGCAGTACTTGTAACACGTGCGTTGGAACTCTTCAGCCTTGCTGATGTAGACCCAGCAATCGCTAACATTATTGCGTTTAACATGGCAGACTCAATTGACACAGTAGCGCAGAATGTTCTCGCTGACCGTGCATCAGGTTCTGTTATCAACGGAACAGCAAACACAGGAACAACAAACGTTCTTTATGCTGGTTCAGCAACAACTTCAGGTTCACTTACATCTTCAGATGTTTTTACATCTGCTCTTGCACGTAAGACAACTGCTAAGTTGCGTGCTGCTAAGGCTATCCCACGTAAGGGTTCACTCTACTGGGCTGGTATCCACCCAGAGGTTGCCCTTGACCTACGCGCTGAAACAGGCGTTGGTTCATGGCGTCAGCCACACGAGTACCAGTCAAATGAAAACATTTGGGCTGGAGAACTCGGAACATACGAAGGTGCATTCTATGTAGAATCACCACGTTTGTTTGAGGCTAAGACAGGTGCAGACCGCACAACATCAGGTACAACTGCTTCTGCTACATCAGCATCAGCAGCAACCGTAATCACATTTACATCTACATCAGGTCTAAATGTTGGTGACAAGGTTTCAGGTACTGGTATTGCAACAGGTGCAAAGGTCGCTGCTATTGATGGAACATCAGTAACAGTAACAATTGCTAACACTGCTGCTGTCACAGCAACAACCGCTATCACAATCACTCCAGTAACAAAGGTGTTCAACACCTACTTTGCTGGACAGCAAGCACTTGCTGAAGCGGTTGCTGAAGAGCCACATGTTGTTATCGGACCAGTCGTTGACAAGTTGATGCGTCACCGTCCACTCGGATGGTACGGCGTACTTGGTCACGCTATCTACCGTCAGGAAGCACTCTACCGCGTAGAGACTTCTTCATCAATTGACTTTGTGTAAACAATAGTTAACTGACAGCAGGGCAGGAGCAGCAATGTTCCTGCTTTGCGGTAAGTCAACTAAGGAGACTAATGACTACTTATATTTTAACTCCTCCAACAGAGGAGTACGGTCCAGCAGGCGGTGGACGTTTGTTCATTCGCTATCGCTTGACACGCGGTAAGAGTCTACAACGCAACAACGGTGTATGGTCTGAAACAACTTTTCCCACAGAAGATGTAATTGCAGAAGCCGACATATTTTATTTAGGTGGACACGAATACGTAATACCTGAGTATCAGGCTCAAGAACTAATTGCTCAGGGATTCGGAGCATACGTAAGGGAAGAATAATGGACAAATGTATTGAAGAGGGACATGCTGGCAAAGTAGTCAAAGATGGCTACACGCTAGATAAAGGACAAATGCATTTTACAGTTAGCCTTTGGGGTTGCATTCGTTGTGATGCTACATCAGAAACACCGTGGGCAGATGCTGGTGTATACAAAGTTAAAGAGATTGACCATAGTGATTGTGATAACAACCCTTGTTTTGGTTGCAAGGCTAAAGGTTTACAACTAGCAACTGGTGATGCATCAGGCAACATTATTGCTAGCGGAACAACTCAAAAAAAATGGGATAAAGAACTAGATTTCTACAGAAATGCACGTGCTCAAGGTGTACAACCTGAAGCAACAACGCGTAAGGCTGTAGAAAAAGCGCTAGAAGCATCAGAGGTTCTTAACAAACCTTACACTGGTGACACTATGCCAAAAGCAACACAGATTAACAAAGAAACCGTAGCAGTAATGAAAGAGATAGGACAAATATAATGGCAGCAATGAAGAAGATGTCACCAGCAATGAAGAAGAAGGCTTACGCAATGGCTGAGAAGGCAGAGCCTAGAAAAGAAAAGGCTAAAGAACTCAAAAAGGGTATGGCTATGATGATGAAGAAGAAAAAGAAGTAACCATGTGCACAACATGTGGATGCGCAGACCGCGCAGTAACTATTGACGCACCAGTGCGCACAAACACCAAGCATGTAAATCCACCGTCATACGTTGGGTCATCAATGGTTGGTGGGCAAGAACTACACAACTCAGATGCAAGCGTAATTGCTGGTTGGAACACACCAGACCCATACGGAAAAGGAAACTAAACATGGCTAATGAATATATGAACTCAAACGTATTTGGTGCTGGACTACAGATTCCAGTAAAGATGCGCAAGGCTGCTACAGACAAGTCTTCAGTCAACAAGGATTTTGGTGGCGGAGTAGGACCAGGACAAGCACCTATGTCAGCACCACGCTCAGGCAACGGAACCGCTAGCG